AATTTCTCGTGCCAAAGAAGCGCAAATGCTCTCCGCAAGCACCGCGCAGCCGGTTGCCGGACAAGAAACGGCGGAAGGGAAAGTAGCGGCCAAAGTCGAAACTGACAAATACGTCAAAGAGCGAAGCCTTGTCATCGGTGGCGCAGCCAAGATGATGGCTTATGGCGGCGGCAATCTCTTTAACGCGCGTCAAGCGTCGGCCGAAGTGTACGGGGAAAGCCATCCCGTTACCCGCGCTCTGGTGGCTTCGACTGGCCCAGCCGGTGGTTTCATCGTTCCGCCTGATTACATGAACGAGATCATCGAACTGCTGCGCCCGAACGCAGTCGTGCGCGGTTCAAACCCGCGCGTCATCCCAATGCCTCGTGGGACGATGACTTTGCCGGGTCAGGCAAGTCCGGCCACCGCCAGTTATGGCATGGAAGGTCAGCAGATCGCGTCGTCGCAGCAGACGCTTCGGCAGATCGTCGCCAGCTTCAAGAAACTGACGGCTCTGGTGCCGATTTCGAACGACCTGATGCGTTATGCCGATCCGGCGATCGACGCGATGGTGCGTGACGATCTTGTCGAAGTGATTGCGCTTCGTGAAGATCTTGCGTTCCTCTTGGGTGATGGTACCCAGGCGGCACCGATGGGCTTCACCGGCTTTGCAAACCTGTGGGCGACATCACAGGGTGGAACGGCGGGCGTTTGGAGCAGTACGGCAGACTCGACGGCTGCGGTAAACGGCTCTGCCGGCAATCCGCTGCTCGGTCAGAACGGCGGCAACTTCATCACGTCGAACGAGACCTACAGCGAAACAACGGTCGTCAACGAACTGACAGGCATGATCAACCGGCTGGATACCGCCAATGTGCCTGATCGCCGCCGCGTGTGGTTCTTCCATCCGCGAACCTACAACTACCTGTTTGGTTTGCTGAACGCGATGGGTCTCTATGTCTTCCGCGACGAATTATCGAAGGGCACGCTCTACGGCTATCCGTTCAAGAAGACCACCCAGATCCCGACAAATATCTGGGATGCAACCGGCACGAACCACGATTGCTCGTTCGTTATCCTCGCGGAGATGAACGAAACCATGATCCTGGATTCGATGAGCCTCGAACTTGCGGTATCGCGCGAAGGCACCTATGCGGATGCCAACGGCAATACTGTGTCCGCCTTCCAGTTCGACCAGACGCTGATCCGGGCCATCGCCGAACACGACTTCCAGCTGCGGCATGACTCCGGTTGCGCCGTTCTGCAGTTCGTTCGCTGGGCACCGGCCATTCAATAACAGGCCAATTAAGCGCCGGTTATTCCTAACTCACTCTCTTAAACTTGGAGGTAAATCATGGGTTTTTCTGCTCAACATAATATCGGCTCGTATGTCGTACCCGTCACGAGCGTCTTTCCTGAAAGCGCATCCGCTGGAACCATCAATGGTTCCAGCATCGACCGTCAGTTGCACAACCTGCCAAATTCCTGCGTTCTGCATCAGATGGTCGGTGCGGAAAGCGGTGCGCCTTCGGCTGTCAGCGTGCTGACCAAGCTGCAGGACTCGCCGGATAACTCGACATGGAGCGATTACAAAGCCGGGACAACGACCGTTCAGGAAACGGCGGCACTCACTGCCGCCAGTTCCGAGAATACGGCCGCTATAGATCTCGGCGGTGCCAATCGCTTCATCCGCGCGGTGACGATTGTTTCCTTTACCGGTGGCACGTCGCCAGCAATCTTGGTTGCGGCGGACATCATTCTTGGCGGCGAACGCGAACTGGCGGCGGTGTAACCCATGAAGATGGTCGAATTCACCCGTGACATGCGTCCGCAGCGGGCGGGTGAAAAGCGTGTCGTACCTGATGCTATGGCTGAACAATTGATTACGGCTGGCGACGCTAAAGCCGTCGCCAGCGTTTTCGATAAAGATATGAAGCCAGCGACAGGCGGCCGAACATACAAGACCCGTAAGAAGGTCTGATATGCCGGTAAGGATCGTCTCAACCCTATTGACGGCGGCGTCAAGCTATGACCTGACGACGCTTGATAATATCAAAGACGATCTTGCCATTCCGTCAAACGATACGTCCAGTGACACAACACTTGCGCGTTACATCACGGAGCAATCCTTGATGGTGGCGCAATACTGCAATCGGGTCTTCCCAATTGAAACGGTGCAGGACGTTATTTATCCCTACCGCGACCCTTATCCCTACCAAGTGACCGGCATGATGCCGGAACTCCAGCTTTCCCGCTGGCCGATAGTCTCGGTCACGTCGGTGACGGATACGGTTGCGGTTAATACAAGCAACACGCTTGTGGCCGATACGGATTACATAGTTGATGAAGCGCGCGGCTGGCTGACGAAGATCGACCCGAACACCGGCTATCCGACCGGCTGGAGTCCGGATCAATACACGATTGAATATCTTGCGGGGTATTTTGAAGCCGGAAGCGGAATACCGCCTGCCGATCTTGAAATGGCCGTTTTACGCATGGTGACGGCACGATTTAAAGCGCGCGGGCGTGATCCATTCTTGCGAACCCAGGGTGAACCTGGCGTTGGCAATGAAAGTTATTGGATTGGCGCACTGCCGGGGCAAACCGGCCCATTCCCGCCGGACATTGCCGCCGTTCTCGAAAAATACCGTGTGCCTCTCGCTACATAAATTAGGTGCGCCATGGAATTTAACGCAATCGTCACAGGCGACCGCGAAGTCGGTGCGCGTTTCGAGAAATGGCCGAAAGAAATTCATGACGCGCTTTATCAACGCATCGTCAGATTGACCAAAGACTTATATGAAAGAGTCCTTTCACTCGTTCCCGAACGAACCGGCGAGTTGCGCAGTGAAATCATTTCCAAAGTTTACAACGATCCTGAAAGCATTAAAGGCGTCGTAACGCTGGGTGGCAAACTTACCAAAAACGAAGCCATCAAAGCCGCTGCGCTGGAATATGGCGCTCACGGTCGCGCCAAAGTCAGAAATTACAAACGCACGATTACAGAAGCTTTTGGCCGTTCTATTTCACCCATGAGCATTCAGGTGCAGCCTTATGTGCGCCAGGTCAATATTGAAGAACGATCTTACATGCGAGGCGGCTTAGCCGGAATCCGAGAAGAGGCAACCAGGGAATTAACCGAAGCTCTCAACGAAGCATTTAAGGATTAGAACATGCGCGAAGAAATTATTGCCGCGCTGTTCGAGCTTGCTTTGACGGCGACGACTTTCAATACAAGCAATCGGCGTCTTCAACTTTGGAGTAAGGTCGCGTCGTTCCCGGCATTATTCATTCAATCCGTCGGAACACATTATCCACCACGCGACGTGCGCGGTCTTCCGCCAAAGCGCACGATCACAGCTGAACTCTGGGTTTACACGGATGTGGGCAAAGACCCGAACGCCAATCCTGAAGAAGCCTTAAACGATATCATCGACGCTCTCGAAACAGCAATCGCGCCACCCATGGTCGGTGGCGTTCAAACGCTTGGCGGCCTTGTGTCCCATGCCTGGATCGAAGGCGACATTGAACAATTCCCCGGCGTGCTGGACGGCATCGCCAAAGCAATCATCCCTGTGAAAATTCTCATTCCCTGATTTCCCCGGCCCAACCGGTGGAAAGCCCTGTCTCGCCCTTTGGCAAGGCTTCCGCACCGTCGTGATGACGGTGCTTCCCTTCGATGGAGTTTACCCATGCTACAGCAATACAACTTCGGCGCCGGAACCCTGTTTCTGGTGCGCACCGATATCGCCGTGCCCACGCCAACGCGCATCGGCACTTTGCAGGATGTCAGCGTTGATATGTCCTTCGAAGTAAAAGAGCTTTATGGGCAATATCAGGCACCGGTTGCTGTCGCGCGCGGTCAGCAGAAGATTACCGGTAAGGCCAAAATCGCCAATCTTAACGCTCGACAGTTGAATGACGCCTTCTTGGGTCAAACGCTAGCGACAGGCGAACAGATCACCATTGTTGATGAAGGCGGCCCTAACGGAACGCCCATTCCGAGCAGTTCGCCTTATCACATCATCGTTGCTAACGGCTCGGCCATGTCATCCGGAACTCCCGGCGTAGACCTCGGCGTTTTCAATGCCGCAACCGGCATTCAGATGACGCGTGTTTCAACCGGCCCGACCACAGGTCAATACTCCTGCGATATGACGAGCGGGACTTACACATTTGCTGCGGCCGATGAAGGGATCAATGTTCTGATCTCATACGCCTACTTCGAGACGATGACAGGCAACCGGATCACGGCGGTCAACCAGCTGATGGGATCATCGCCGCAGTTCCAGATGAAGTTGAACAACAACTACGCTGGGAACAATTTGTCGCTGACGCTTTATGCGGCGATCCCTACGAAAATGAGCTGGGATTTCAAGAACGAGGATTTCACCGTCCCCGACTTTGAATTCTCGGCCTTCACCGACAGCCTTGGCCGCTTCTTCGACTGGTCGAGTACGCTCTAATGCCCGGCAACCGGCAGGCCTTTCTCGACATGCTTGCATGGTCGGAAGGCACCTCGACGATTACGGAAAGCGACAACGGCTATAATGTGCTGGTCGGATCAACGCCGTCGCATCCGCTATTGTTCGACAGCTATGCCGATCACCCGCGCATTTTGAATGCCGAATTGGATTCGACGGCAGCAGGCCGCTACCAGCTGCTTGCCAAATACTACGATGCTTACAAGCAACTGCTCAAACTGTCTGACTTCTCACCAACATCACAGGATTTAATCGCCGTTCAACAGATTACCGAACGTCGTGCGATGGCTGATATCGCGGCAGGCAATATCATCACCGCCATCCTGAAATGTTCAACGATCTGGGCCAGCTTGCCCGGAGCGCCTTATGGACAGCGACAGAACAAATTGAGCGATCTACTGGCTGAATATCAAAAGGCCGGCGGCTCGCTGTCCTCCACTTCCTGAATCGACATTCCTGAAACAACCGGCTTCGCGTTCACGCGGCGCGTGCCGCCGGTTGCTCTCAACATGCCGCGCTGGAGAAACACATGAGCATCCTTACAAGCGTTGAACAGTTCTTTGAGAATTTGTGGAATAACGTCCTTAAGCCGGACGTTGAGGAAGCAGAACAAGTCGTCGATACCTTCTTTGTGTCCGCTGAATCGGCTGTTGAAAATGAACTCGGCGTCGCAGGCCTCAAAATTGTGACAGATGCCGTTGCCGCCGCTGAAAACGCGGGTGGAACCGGCGTGCAGAAACTGGCGGCGGCAACGGCGTCGATTGTCAGCAACCTATCGTCCGCCAATATCCTGAATGTTGCGACGAACACTATCAATGTCGCAATCGAAGCCGCCGTTGCCGCGATGAATTCTGCGGAAACACCAAGTGGCGGATCACAGGCATTGAGCGATCCATCCCAAGCTACCGGCAATGACAACAACAGTGGTTCAACCGACGCGGCATCAACCGATGCCAACACCGGTACCACAACGTCATCGCCCAAATAAGAAAACAGACAAGGAGATAACTATGAGCGCCCTCAGCCTTATCACTGCTGCGATTAAAAACTTTCAGCCCACGACAAGTGTTCTGGCTGGGGGCGCCGCTAGTATCATTACCTGTGCCATCGGTGCCGTTCTCGTCGCTGCTGGTGTTGCCATCCCGCCAATAGGCATTCTCGGCCTGACGGCGGCAACGCCTTTGACCATGACAATGGTTATGAGCGCCGCTGTGCCTATCGGCCATGTCGTGACGGCGCTTGTTCCGGACAGCGTCAATCAGCAATTGAACGGACTCGCGCAGAAACTACAAGTCGATGTTGCGAAGCTTAAAAGTTTTATTCCGCAGGAATATTACTCGGACGACGATTTTCCGAAGGATCGGAACGGCGTTTGAATGGCGTGGCTTTATCTTCCGCTGGTAACAGACACCATGCTGGCGGCGGGAAAGCCGTATTCGGACTTTCACTCTGTGCTGGCGCCGGAGGCCTCGATCTCGGACTCCACATCGCCATGCCCGGATATAGAACTATTTGTTATGTCGAGCGGGACGCCTACGCCGCAGCCACTCTCGTGGCGCGGATGGAAGACAAGGCCCTGGATCAAGCGCCTGTCTGGGACGACCTTACCAGTTTCGACGGCAAACCGTGGCGCGGCCTCGTGGATATCGTTCATGGCGGTTATCCATGCCAACCTTTTAGCGTCGCCGGACGAAAACTCGGCGATAAAGACCCACGACATCTCTGGCCCCACATCGCCCGGATCGTCCGTGAAATCGAACCGCCGCTTTGCTTCTTCGAAAATGTCGGCGGACATTTACGATTGGGCTTCGAACAAGTCGATGATGACCTTCGATCGATGGGTTACCGTGTTGCGGCTGGCTTGTTTGCAGCGGAGGAAGTCGGCGCTCCCCATAGACGAGAACGATTGTTCATCCTGGCCTACCGCCACAGCAACTGACTCAAGGGTCAATGAAGCAAGGCCGCCAGAAAAAATGATCCGTAAAGATGGTCGGAATGTTTTGCGTACTCCTTCGCTTGCTGAAACTGTTTTGCAGCCTCTGGATTTTCCATACACAAAACAAGATATCGATTTAGCGCATCAACAACTTCCTTATCAGGTTGCCAAAGCACATTGGCCGACCGCGACAGCAACTGATGGCGAAAAAGGCGGCCCAAATAGCCGTCATGGTAACGGCACTCTGCATTTGGCCGCCGCCGCAGTTCAAACACTCTGGTATACGCCGAATTGTCCGAACGGCGGCAGAACCAATCCGGCCGAAATGTCTTTGACCGGCGAAATGCCTGACGGACGAAAACGGCAAGTCGGTCTTGAAAATCAGGCAAAACTCGTGTGGCCGACGCCGATGGCCAATCCCAACACGAACCGGCAAACGAAACCCACGCCGTCGCAGATGAAAGGCGAACATGGCCTCAACCTAGCGATGGTCGCGGTTCAATCCTCATGGCCGACACCACGAACATGCGCCGGAAAACGATCAAGTGGCAGTAATCGAACCGAACTGGTGAATTCGTGGGCGACACCGCAAGCGCATGATGTTTCGCAAGGCAATCCCGATCGCGTGGGCCGTTTCGGCACCGCAGCCGGCGGCAGAAACTTAAACGATGAGGGTGTGGCATGGGCAACGCCGATGAGCCGCGACTGGAAGGACGGAGCGGCGACGTCGGACAGCGTGCCGACGAACTCGATCCTTGGCCGCCAGGCCCCACGGAGCATGAAAAATGGGAACGCATCGACGCTCACCTTAAACCCGCTGTTTGTCGAGTGGCTCATGGGATGGCCAATCGGGTGGACAGATTGCGCCTCTGCGGTAACGGGGTTGTCCCCCTGGCTGCCGCTTATGCGTTCCGAACTCTCACGGCTGCTGCAGGCATCGACGTCTGACCAGCTTGACTTGTTTACATGATCACTTTGCCGCGGTCTCCGTAACCCTTTGGTTCAATGTTGCCGTCGGCTAGTACAGCCAGCACGGATTTCCTGATCCGAAAAGCACTCGTCGAGGTTTGTATATAAGCGCCAATATCACGCTCAAGCCACGTATTGCCAAAAGCTTCGCCAGCGTAAAAACCTGCATTGCCCGCGCGCACGTTATTCTCACCCCCTGGAGGCGGGTTGATAGCGGCGTGAATCGCAAGTTCGCCAAATCCGGCATCACCAACATATCCGACAGCCGGAAAGCCAAAACACTCAAATCGGTAAACATAGTCAGTTCTATCATTAGGATTGTCGGCTCCCGGCCAACGATTATCGTCTTTACGAACAGAAAAGAGTTTCTGTTCTATGCCTGCATTAGTCGCGGCGACCATTAGATTGCGCCACGCTCTAGAGCGCGGCGTCTTGTAGGAAATGCTGGCCCAATTTTTGCCACAAGTCTTGATGATTGCCTGATTACCTCTAGAGCGGACACAGTCAAAGATATCGATAGGGATTTTCTTTGGATGAGGAAGTCCAAGCGCTTTTAAACGGGACAAAAAAG